TTCGGTCATTTCTTGGTTGTGACTGTTAAAGACTTCTTCAGCCCCTTGCACCCACTCAAACCAATTATCAACCAATGGCACCACAGACCCGTTTAAATGATAATGCCCGCAAAGGCCCACCATTGATGGAGTACTATCGAGGTATTTTGGCCACAATGCTTGAAATAGCTCCGAAGTATAATAAGCGTCCTTAATAGCATAGTCAACTGTTTCGGCTAATACCTTATTGATTTCCGAAAGCGTATCGGCGGTGACAAATATGTTTCTAATTTCCTTGTCGGAATCTGATAGTGGTTTTACATCGCCATCGTCAAAGAAGAATTCTTTTGCCCGTTGAACATGGAAGTTGTATGTTTTAACTAGTGAGTTTGTGCTCCCCCTGTCAAGCCATTCTGGGGAGTACTTAAGTTTCCGCTTCTCATCATCATCAAGCAAATCAAAGTCCTTTTCAGCTAACGCATAAAGCCACCTTTGACCAGATGCCAAGCCCGATACGCCAACATGGGCTGATAAGGTGTCGAAGTAAAAATTTTCAGGTTTGGTAAAATCCAGAGAATACCCTTCTTGGGCCCTTACACGGTCATAGGAAATGTTATGGCCAACAACAAGTCTGTTAGTTCCAATTGGAATAAGCTTGAATTGGTCCCAGTCGTTTTCGGGGATATCAGGATTAATCAACTCGGCAGCTATCCAGATGTAGGCGGCCCTATCACTTAAAGCGGTCCCAATAATAGGGAATGCCCCACCTTTAACGAAAGTTTCCGTGTCAAACGTAAATACTTTTTCTTCGGGATAGGGTACTTTTCTAGTTTGCCATTGCTTGTGGGGGCCATCCCCGGTAAGCTCATACCGTGTCCACCCTGGTTGGAACACTAAATCGTTGATCGATGGGATCTTAGGAAGGACGCATTTGGCAAATTTATCGCCTAATTCCTTAAAGTGACCGACTTGGTCTTCAGCAATCTTTTCAAAATGATCGCGGATGTTGTCGGCCCTTAGATTGGGGAGGGGGATTGTACCATTGTAGATGCTTTCAGGGTAATCAACAGGGGTCTCAATCCCGAATTTCCTCAAAAGAGAAATGGCCTGGTCCTTTTGCTTGCTATTCATTTCAGGTCTGTAATCAGATCCAAAAATCTTTAGGTGCAAGTCATCGGACAAGACCGGGTAGCCAAGGGCAGTAGTTTTCATCGGCGTTAAATTGATTTGGTTATGGGACTGTTTAGTTATATGGTTACGGTGTTATTTAGCTACCAGGTAACTAAGAAACGACCGAATTCAAAGGTGGTGGTACAGGGCTGTCAGCAACTGGGGATAGGATTGCACTGAAGCCGTTACCAAATATACGTCTTGAAGGCTGTGCCCATCGTGGCTGCTTGGCTAACCAACTATGGACGTAATAGCTGAATGTTACGGGTCTGCCCAGGGTGTCATTTATAACGTAACCTGGTGACCCAAGGAAGTAACCTGAATAGATGTTACTCCAGCCCATGTAAGGCTTGGCGATAATGTTACCATACTCGCTAACAGGCTCTTCCCCGATAATATCAGCTACGGCTTTTGCCATTACTACTGTACGTGGTACCATTCTTCCTCTTTTTCGATCTCTTCAATATTACCCCTTACCCAAGTTGATTTTTGGGTGTTGGCTTCTTTGGCATCCTCTAGTAGGGAAATCGATTCATTGAGCTTTTGAAAGCTAATTTCAAAATCTTTTAAGCCAGAACTAATGAAAACGTCCCTCTTGTTTCTCTTATAGATCTTAAAAACATCGTCAATCTTAGTAAAATCTTCGTGACGGCATTCTGGGGATCGCTCCCATTTCCTCATTTCGGCGTAGGAATAAGGTTCATCAATTTCCCATGATTCATCTTGACCGTTAAAAAGTCTGATGAGGGCATCTTTCTTCCACCAGTTGTTTACTCTTTCGACGTAGTATTCCCAGGCAGTTTCATCGGTTAGGAATGTATCGCAATCCTTGCGAATGAACTCAAGTTCTTTCCTACCATTGTTAATAACTTCAGTCATACTCTCTGGGAGTCTATCAAACATGTACTCAGGGAAGCACATATTGATACGTTCATAGACGCTTGGGAATAGAACTGAGTAGCACATTAATCGGTAGTCATCCGAATCTCCACACATTTGATCGAGGACAGTCTCGAAGATGGAAATCGAAGTTGCAATCTGCTTTTCAAGGTCTAGTTCAACTTCTTGCTCCTGGTTTGGCAGACCTTTATCACTTCTTAGGTCACGAATTTCGTCTTTTAGCTTCTCAATATCAAACTTTAGTTTCTTATTTTCTCTGCCCATCTCTCTTTCTAGTTTGGATTTATAGACTTCGACTTCATGAAACAGGTTTTCTACTTTTTGTTTCAGGTGTTCTAAGGATAATTCTGTTTTGTTGTCTAGTTGAGTACGAGCGTTAAAATCTTTTTCTAGGCTGCGGATACTTGAGTTTATGGTGTTCTTTGATTTTAAGAGGGCGTCGTTCACGTTAAATTGGTTTGATGGTTGCTTTTAGTTTGTTTTCTGGATCTCCGGGTTCAGTTGTATCTGATGGCCGGATTATAAAGCTGAATTTCTTTTCAGGGTCGGACAATAGGTGAAAATCACCCATAAAATGATTGCCTTCGGATGATAGTAAGAATGAATTACCCGGTGTTGGAGGAGAACATAGGGCAATGTCCCCTTCCAAATCTGGATCAGCCTCTTCGATGGCTATTACTAATTCCCTGTAAATGGCGGAAGTTTTAGCCAAATCTTCATCAGTGGTTATTTCGGCCTTTACCTCGCCTTGGACTGCCTCTAGGCGAGACGCTAGGCCAGTGTCAAATTGGATGGTGCATATGGCTCCGTCATCTTCCGTTTCAAAGATGGCCTCTTCGGGTTCAAATTCACAATCTTCAGGTTCTAATTCTGTGAAATCAAACTCCAGAAGTGAGTAGAAAGCTTCTTTAAGTGTGTCGCCATATGGGACACCCAGATAGTTAGCTATAGCATAGAAGATCTTAGGGTTTGCTAACAATCTGGAGACAGGGTATACAATTGACATAGTTCGGTCCATCTACTCTTAGTATAGCAGGGGAGTTCCGCAAGTAAACCCCCCATCGTTTTTACCCTGTTTCACTCTTGGTTATCTCTAACTTGTTGGATTCTTTGCTTGGCGATGTCTAGGTACGTTTCTTCCATTTCAATGCCAATAAAGTTGAATCCCTCCAGTAGGGAAGCCTTTCCAGTTGTTCCAGAGCCAAGGAATGGATCAAGTACGGTACCACCGGGCGGGGTGATTAGGCGGCACAAGTATCGCATTAAATCCGTTGGTTTGACTGTGGGATGATTGTTGGTTTCTCCATTGAGACCTTCGTTTCTGTCTTTTTTATTAGCTTTGGCGCAATAGAAGAACCGGGCGGCGCTGCCAGTGTCGCCGTATTGAGGCCCTGCTGGCGTGCCTGTGCTTGGCGACCAGAAGCCACCTTTGCCACGCTCTTTGGTCTCCTTCCCTGCTGTGCTCTGTGGAAACAACCCCACCACCTCGTCGCTGCCGTCGTGGCACAAATTGGCCGGCCATCTTCCGGTGAGCGCATCGCCGGTCCTGGTTCCGCGTTCCATGCCATAGCTGCCATAAACCTTGTTCCCGCCGCCATAAGGGCGCCCAAGTCCGTCATTCGTCCCCACCCTGCACCCATCAATATTGATAGCCCCGGTGCCGTGTTTCAGCACGTTAGCGGCCACGGTGCCGGCCAGCGGCTTCCGGGCCAGGATTATGGGCTCCCAGCTGGGTTTTAGAGCCGTGCCAAATCCGGCCCATTGCTGGGCTTCGGGGGTGATGCCTTGCGGCTTGACGTAATCGGGGTGATCTGAGTGTAGTTCTGGGCGCCGAATCACGCCAAGGCCAGATGATTTACCAGCCACATTGAATCCCACGCTGTCATGCCCCCTCACTCCCGCCTCTAAGTCGATGGCCTTTGATATGTCTCTACTTTTCGGGAATCCTTGACCATGGGTCCAAGCCAGCAATGGCGCCCCGCCTCCGTCGTGCGCCCATCCAATTGAATCCCGCAATTCAAAGCCTGCCAGCCGCACCGCCATGCTCATCAGGTCCATGCTGCGCGTACCGGCAAAGGCCAGCAGGTGGCCGCCGGGCTTAAGCACCCGCAGGCATTCACGCCACACCTCGGGGCCTGGCACCCATGCGTCCCATGTCTTACCCATGAAGCCCTTGCCCTTGGGCTTGTACGGCTTTCCAGCAAGCCAAGCAGTGAGGCAGGCGGCAACTTCCCTGGGCGGGTGATCAGCAAGCCCATAGGGTGGATCAGTACAAATAGCATCGATACTACTATCAGGCATTTCTCTTAATACATCAAGGCAATTGCCATGGTACAGTTGATAGCGGTCTTCGGAAACGTAAGGCTCAATCATGATAGTTTAATTTCAGTTAAGTTAGCAATTTTAGCCCCTTTCGCACCGGGTTTCCCCAGCTTTACAGAAAGGTCAATTTTTGTTGGTTTTTTCTTTGTGGATATCCACTCGATAGTAAATGGTTTCTCTCCAAAATACATAAAGACGGCTCCTTCCGGCAACCATTGTTTGCCCGTACTTGTGGTTCTGCATAGGGTTTCCCCGTCCAGGGACATGGCTCTCAGTTGCCCCTCAACCGTGAATACAGCCAGGTATTTGCGAGTAGTTACATACGCTTCTGGTTTGGCGAGCACTACAGGTGAATATCCCTTGGATACTACCCCCTTATAGGAAGCAGGCACCTTCTTTAGCGTTCCGTCTTCGCACATTAGGATTAGCTTGTCGGTAGATCCCAAGGCCAGGCAACCTTTGGGGCCCTTAGACTGCTCAATCACACCTTTTTTCATGTCGATTTTTAGGAAGCGTGGTTTTGCTATTGGGGTAGTGGCTGTAGGTGCATCACCCTCAACTTTGGGGCGAGTTACCGTAGAAACCGGAACATCAATCAAAGGACTTCTACGGGATTCCCCATATTGCTTGTTGATTTTGTTAAGTTCCTCCAACATGTATGACTTTCGGGCACTGACATTGTCGGCTTCATCCCCCACCAAAGACTCTAACCTTTCAATGTTGGTCAATAGCTCATTCTTTTCACATACCATCGAATCAAAGTCTAGGCCGGTCAACTGCCGCAACCTCATTTCTAAGATTGCTTCAGCTTGCTGCTCGGTGAATTTGAGCGGTGTTGACATTAGAGACTGCTTGGCTTCGGATTTGTCACTTGCGGCACGAATACGCTTAATGACTAGGTCCATCCGGTCAATTGCTTTAAGGAGCCCTTCAACAATGTGCAATCTCTTATACTTTGCCTCTAGTTCATGCTCAAATTTAACATCGAGCCGGTCCAACCTCCATTGAACCCATCGTTGGATAATTTGAACAGGTGACAACTCAACGGGTTTAAATCCATCGATAACTAAAGTTTTAGCCGAAAATTTGCAGTCAAGGTCCGTATATGTGTACAATAGTTGCTTTACCAAATTAACATCGGCACCGGGTTTG